CAAAATTCAAAGGATGTCGTCTTTTCCAATTAGATCAAACGGGTTAGATTCCTCGCGATTTGCCCTTTGTATATACAATTATTTACATTGTCTCTCTAATGTGCTAGTTCTTGGATGAAGATTTCATAGTCTTTCACCCAATCCATCGACACAACAGGCAACACTCTCTGTTGCTTAGAATGCCAAAGTTTGTACCATTTTAACACAGGAGTCTCATTTCTCGAAATGTAAGAGAATGCTCTCTGCCAAATATTTTGATTCTTGAATAGTTTCTGTTTTGCAAACTTTTCTTGAACACGTACAAAATTGGAATCGATGATTGTAAAGAACTCATTTAATGCTCTAGTTCTCCATAAATACTCAACCAACTCACTATAGACTTTCTGATTTTCTTCTTTAAGATCTAAAGGTTGATCATTCTCATTTCGAAGAGTCTGAAAATTATCTATTACTTCTTTAATTTCAAAATCTTGAAACCATGCTCCCAACTGCTTATTTATTAAGCTATCGATAAGACATGTCTTTGTTAAAGACATGCTAGTTGGTTTTAAATTATCATAATGTTGATATATAAAATGAGCACACTGAAGTTGTTGTTTAGAAATTTTCTCAACGAAATTAGGTCCTGGATTCATTCCGAGACCACCAAGCCAATTAGGAATATAGTATGGAATATACTTTAATTCAGGCGAGAGAAGATATTTATTGTGATAGAACTTGAACAAATAATCTAAATCATCATAGAATGCATCAAATCCTTTGACTAATTCTTGATGACACCATCCCATTCGAGTTACAGCTTCGGCTACTTGAGTAAGAGGAGATGTTATACGTTTTTCACCTCCTTCAGAACGTACGATTCCTTTCATTAAACCAAAATTTACAAAGGGTACTTCTGTAAATGAAGAAATACGACTTATAAATCCGGATTCAGAGTAATTAATCAAGAATGTTCTTGAGTTCATTTCAACAAATTCACGTGATGAAAATGTTTTTCCTACTGAATTAAATAAACCCACCATTGCTGCTATACCTTCCCAATGTTTAAATTGAGAAATAGGGAAGCAACAATCGTCTCCGTTAATGAGACCAGGGAAAATATTGATTGGAATTTTTGCTCCACGGTCAATTTCTATTGCCTTTCGACAAACTGAGAAATTGATTATACAAAGCACTGTAAAAGATAGTATCTTACCCATCGGTTGTGCTTCTTGTTGTAAACCATGAAGTGTATACTTTGTGCGTTTATTATTATTATCTACTACTGAATGATTCATTTCGACATGATTATCACAAAGCGATCGTTCTGCGACCTTAGTGTATTTATCTGAGAGACCAAGCTTCTTACAAATAGCCCGGATACAGATACGTGTATAAGATGATATCATCATATTAGTCGCATTATCATAATCACCACTTATGATCACTTCATTTTCAAGAAGGTCAGTGAAGACCCTTTCCAAGTGTTGTGGTGTTAAAGGAGTCCCAGTAACTGCAAAGCAAGCATGCTTAAGA